ACCACTGCCAAGTTTAGACTCAAAGCAATTCTCAATAACGCCATCAGATCACAAAACAAAGAAGCCATCGAGCTGTCCCGACACAAAGCATTTGCCGTGGACTTCGAGTTCCACATGGAATACCCAAAATCCATGTCATCGAAAAAACGCGCCGTGGGCTTGTGGATCGATAAAGTACTCTCAAAACCCGACGTGGACAACCTAGCCAAGTTCTACCTGGATGCGGCGAACGAAATCCTCTGGTCAGATGACAAACAAATCATTGAACTTAGAGCAAAAAAAGTTTATAGCGAAATACCTAAAACAATCATCACGGTAACAGGAATCACGCAAATGCCCATATCAGAAGACGCGAAAGGGATCATTGGATTCTTCCCGCCTTCCCGCTATGACGAAATGCTTTCAGATATTCGATTCCTCACAACGCTAGAAAGCATTCCGAACCGCTCACAGGAGCAGAAAGCGACATCGGCAGCCTATATCATCTCACGAATCGCCGATCGCTACTGCGAAGATCTAAAGAAGATCAACGCGAAATACCCGGGCTATTGGAAAGGATCACAAAACCAACCGATTATGGAAAAACCATGAGAAGAGAATTTCAAGTGCACTTCGCAAATAGCGGACAACTAGCCTGGCACGAAGACCAACAAAACGTAGAAGTGCGTCTAAAAGAACTCATGAAGCAGAAAACGTGCTTCGTAAGCGAAAAAGAAACGGGCCGACACTTCGCGTTCGATACCCAATCTGTCATAGCGATCATCGTTACAAACAAAGTCGCCGAAAACGACACAGACCTATGGAGAAGGACTTATGCCGCTAAAGAAGGGAACGTCCAAGAAGACGATAAGCAAAAACATTGGAGAGATGGTCCAGTCGGGTTACCCCAAGAAACAAGCGATCGCTGCTGCTTTTAGTGAGGCACGCAAATCGGGCGCGAAGATACCAAAAAAGAAGGCGAAGTAATGGACAAGCAGATTCGAAAGATCGAGAAGAAAGAGAAAGGCGTCGCGAAGGATCTCAAGCACCTAGAGAAAGCCGATAAGAAGCGCGACAAAATGTGCGACATGGGCGAGAAGGCCATGAAGGCTAAGAAGAAGAAGTAATGGCCTACGATTATGGCCAATACCGCACACTCGAAATAGGGTCAGCGCTAGTCAAGTACAACGACGAGATGGAGTCAATCCATGTAAAGCGGCTTGACATAGCGCGCCAAGAAATGGAAGCATGGAAGGAACTGAAACAGGTAATCATGGCCGACAATCCATCCAAACTGTCCAATCACTTCACAGCCAGGACGGGCCTATGAGCGATTTAACCTGGCACATAGAAACGCGCACGATCACGGACCTAACCGAATATCACAAAAATCCACGCAAGATAACCAAAGCACAATACGATCACCTCAAAGCGAACATCGAGAAATTCGGCCTCATAGACAAACCATTCATCAACACGGACAATACAATCATCGGCGGACACCAGCGCCTCCGCCTACTCAGGAGCCTCGGCAATGAACAAGTGGAAGTGTACGTTCCCAATAGAAGTCTCACAGAAAAAGAGGTCGAGGAGCTTAACTATAGACACAATGAAAATCGTGGCGATTGGGATTTTGATATTCTGGCTAATCAGTATGACCATTTCGATCTGCTGCAGTGGGGAGAAGATCCACTTGGACCCGAAGCCAAAGATCCCGCTAAGACAAATCCTAAAGTGATATTCGAATTCGCGTCTGAGTCAGACATGGAAGAGCAGGCCACCCTCATCGAGGAAGCGGCACTTACATGGAATGCCAAAATGAAGATAAAGAAGTAGGTAATCGTGCCGCCGCCTAAGGGACATCCCCCTTACAGAAACGCCGCAGGAGAACTTCCTGGTGGTCGTCCCGAGGAGTGGACGGAGGCTCGCATTGATGCCGAGGCTGATGCCCTACTTGAATGGGTCGAGAACTCCAAAGAATGGTGGTTTTTAGACTATTGTGTAAAAAGAAAGATTCATGCTTCTATATTAGCTAGATTAGCTAAAAAGAATGATAGGTTCCGTCGAGTCTATTTATTAGCACGTCAAAAACAAGAGTCTTTAGTTTCTTATGGTTGTATTACAAAGAAACTAGATGGTAACTTTGGTTGGAGGTTCCTTTCTTCCCATTATAGATGGCAGGAAGATCAGGACAAGAGTGGACTAGACGAAGAGTCAGAGACGCCAGGAAGCAGAGCCCTAGCAGACACAAAGAAGGTATGTATTGAGCACGCTGACTCTATCGAGCAAGCAGGCGGTTAGTTTTGCGCGCTGTGATGCGCGTTACAACCTCTGGGTAGGTGCAGTCAGATCTGGCAAGTCATTCGTCAGTCTGTTAGCCTTTATCGACTTTGTGAAGCATGGGCCAGTTGGTGACGATTTCGTCATCATCGGTAAGTCACTTGGTTCAATCAAGCGTAACATTCTCGGTCCACTCACGGACCTACTGAAGGAAGAATTCCAGTACTCCTTACACAAAGGAGAGGCTACTCTTTTCAATCGGAAAATCCATCTCATTGGAGCTAACGATGAACGAGCAGAGCACAAGATTCGGGGTCCTACATTTGCCGGTGCCTACGTGGATGAGATCACAATCATCCCTGAGAGCGTCTTCACGATGCTCCAATCGCGTCTCACGCATAAGGATAGTAAGCTGTTTGGGACCACAAACCCCGATAGCCCGTTTCATTGGCTTAAGACTAATATCATTGACAGAGCAGGCGAGATAGACGTCAAGGTCTGGAACTTCAACCTGAACGACAATCCGTCACTCTCCGCGTCATTTAAGGCCAATATCAGTAAGGAATATCAGGGGCTGTGGTATCAGAGATACATTGAAGGGCAGTGGGTCTTAGCCGAAGGAACTATCTATGACTTTTTTGACCGAGATCGACACGTCATCTCTTTTCCTCCTGGGGCTGCTGATTACTATGTCTGTGGCGTTGATTATGGCACTACTAATCCTACGGCTTTCGCGCTGATAGGTTGCAGTGAGAAGACATTCCCCAATAGATGGCTAGAGAAGGAGTACTATTGGGACTCTAAGAAGACACTACGTCAGAAAACTGATACCGAATATGCCGATGACCTGAAGAAGTTCCTGGAAGGCTACGCGAAGGTGCGTACCATCTACATAGATCCAAGTGCAGTCTCATTCCGCGTGGAGCTTCAGCAGCGCGGATTCTCCGGCATCATCGAAGCCGAGAACGAGGTGCTAGATGGTATTAGATACCACTCCACTCAGCTGTCTAACGGTACTTTCAAGATTTTATCCAACTGCACCAAGACGATCGAAGAGTACGGAACCTACCGCTGGGACACTAAGGCGGCGATGCGCGGTGAAGACAAGCCACTCAAAGAGAACGATCACATGATGGACGCTATCCGCTATGCGCTGTACACAGAATGGTTCCGGAAAGAGGGACCTAGACTCAAACCCGACGATATCGATCGCATGAGGCGCGAGGCTGGGTATGATGATGGCAGCCAGGGACACGGTAAATTCTTCGACGACAGGATGTGGTGATGGATGATGAAGTGCGCGATATAATCGTCGGAAAGCCTTACCAAGTTCCTAGAAAGCGCGAGCAGTATACAATTGTGGAGCTGGACCTTCAGGATCCCTGGTATTATCGCGCTGAAAGATATGAGTTATTGAACACCAAAAGATTTCGCAAAAATACTCAGGAACTCAGGCCGCTACCATATGAGGCGCACGTGAACAGCGACTTCCACTTTGCCGATAAGTCATAAACTGTTTCATTGATTGAAAGGAACATGCACCTATACTATGACAAATAAAAAATAAGGTATGTATGGTCCTGTTCCCACAGATCGACTCCATGTACTATACGGACGGCGATAAAAGCGTCCACGAGATGATGGAGTACCACTACGCATCGGCCATTCAAATCAATCAATCCTTCTGGACAGAAGCCGACATCGACGCCAGATTCAAGGCGGGCGACCAGACCTTATGGAATGACATCTATGGTAATCTGCCTGCTTTTAGACGTCGTCAGTTTAACTTTAATCGAATCCGCTCAATTATCAACATGGTGTCGGGTTATCAACGTCAGCATCGATATAGCACTATTGTGGTGCCTGTGGAGAACTCTGACGAGGAAACGGCCGACCAATTCTCGAAGCTGATGATCTGGGCTAATGGACGTTCTAACGCTCTGGAGATCATTAGTCAGGCGTTCGAAGGCGCTATTACTAGTGGGATGAATCTATTAGCAGTATGGATGGACTATCGCGAGGACCCGATCAACGGTGATCCCAAGGTGGATAACGTCAGCTATAACGAATACTTGATCGACCCGTTTTTCAAGAAGCACGACATGTCCGACGCTAGGTTCGTGTGGACACGCAAGTGGCTATCGAAGACAGAGATTCGAGCGTGCCTTCCTGGCATGGAGAGCGAGATTGACTCGATGTATAGCCGCGGGTGGCGCGACGGGAAGTTTCAGTTCCAGCCGGAGGCCTATAACTATGCGATGCAAGACCTACTTAGCTATGACGAGTTTTATCATCTGGATTATCGTACACGTAAACTACTGGTGGACGTGCAGACAGGCGAGACGATGGAATGGAAAGGTGACGAAGCGGGACTGAGGTCATATACCGACCGATTCCCTCAGATCAAGGCGATCGACCAGACGATCCCAAGTGTCCGATTAGCCATCGTGGTTAACGGTAAGACGATGTATCACGGTCCAAACCCTATGGGAATCGATCGTTATCCGTTCGTTCCGGTGATGGCGTATTACGATCCACAGATCCCGTACTTCCCATATCGCGTTCAGGGTATAGTGAGAGGGCTTAGAGACAGCCAGTTCCTATATAACAGACGTAAGGTGATCGAGCTTGACATCCTGGAAAGCCAAGTCAACTCCGGTATTAAGTACAAAGAAGACTCTCTGGTTAACCCTAAAGACGCATTCCTGTCCGGTCAGGGTCGTAGCCTAGCGCTTAAGAAAGAAGCGGCTATGGATGACGTCCAGCAGATTCAGCCTCCTCAGATACCTCCGAGCATGTTCCAACTCTCTGAGAGCTTTGCTAAAGAAATTCAATTGATCTCCGGAGTTAACGAAGAGCTTCTAGGTAGCGCTGTGGACGACAAAGCAGGAGTTCTGTCGATGCTTCGTCAAGGAGCAGGGCTCACCACACTACAGACGCTATTCGACCAGTTAAACAGCTCACAGAAGTACTTAGGACAGATATTCATCGATCTGTTCCAAGCTAACTTCTCTGCCGGTAAGGTAAAGCGCATCATCGGCGCCGAACCAACCAGTGAGTTCTACAATAGATCGTTCCAGAAGTACGATTGTGTCGTTGAAGAAGGTCTGAACACGTCCACGCAGCGTCAGATGAACTTTGGTCAGATGCTACAGCTTAGAGAAGTGCTCGGTGACATGATTAGTCCTAAAGACCTTCTTGAAGCCTCCACGATGCAGGATAAGAAGAAACTTATGGAGAGCGTGGCAGCCCGTGAGGACGCGGCTCAGAAGCAGTCCGAAGAGGTCCACCAGTATCAGATGGCATTGCAGCAAGCACAGATCGAGTCGATGAAGTCCAAGTCGATGGCCGATCAAGGATTGGGAATGGAGCGTGCTTCTCGCATCGAAGAAAACAGAGCTCTGGCGACAGAACGCATCGCCGAATCTCAGAACCAGCGTTCACTCGCTGTGTACCACGAGATTAAAGCAGCGCAAGAGCTCAACAGTTATTCACTCTGGTTCACAATTTGCAAGAGGCGAAGCGAGCGCGTGAGATTCACGATAAGCAGATGGCTGAACCGGCTCCCGCTGCAGCGGCGCCAGCGCCCCAGCAAAATGTTGCATAACAAAGGTAACAAGTTTAAATTTCAATTCAAAAGGTCCAGGAGACACTTATGAAAAAGCACCACAGCGACCCAATGGTCGGCGGAACTTCAGATAAAGAAAGCAAGCCATGGGGCCATGGGCAGTACGCCAACATGCCTCAGGAAGTTAAGATGAGCGCATACCCAAAGATGCCTCATAAAGAACTCGATGGCATTGATGACACTGAAGGTCGCCTGGAAACAGATGCTAAGCACGCTGAGCGCGGCGATCGTAAGAGTCTAGAACGCGGAATGTACTAATCGATTCCGGAGGTGAGTATCTTAGACAGCTACGAGAAGCAGCAGCTGATGAAATTGCTT